AGGGCTTGACGCACCGATAATAGTGCCGTCAATATTACCACCGTTAACATCAACGCTTGCCAGTGTAGCTTGTCCAGATGTCGATACAGTTGTAAAGCTACCTGCTGCAGCACTAGAAGCACCAATAATTGTACCATCTATGTTACCGCCATTTATGTCTGCAGTTGTTACTGTAGTTGTGCCAGAGGCTGTTAAGTCTGTAAATGTACCTGCACCTGCAGACGATCCACCGATAGTGACACCATCAATTGCACCACCGTTAATGTCTGCTGTAGTTATTGTAGTTGTGCCTGAAGCTGTAAGATCTGTAAACGTACCTGCTGCAGCAGTAGACCCACCAATGGTAGTATTATCCATAGCACCAGAGTTAATATCAGCAGATGTAATAGTTGCTGTACCTGTAAGAGCAGATGTACCTGTAACAGCAAACGTACCACCTACAGTTACGTTCCCAGACGCATCCATAGTAGTAAAATCTGCAGCAGCAGGAGTAGTACCGCCAATAACTGTACCATCAATAGTTCCACCTGTAATGACTACAGAATCAAGATAGCCAACACCATCAATGTACAAATCTTTAAATTCTAAACTAGATGTGCCAAGATCTATATCATTATCAGTTACAGGAACAATAGCACCATCTTGTATTCTAAGTTGTTCTACTGCAGCAGAGGATACCTCACTATAAAAACTTATACGATTATTACTTGTGTCAACTACAACTTTGTTTAAGGCATCTGTATCAGCTATAAGAGGTACGTATGCACCTTCAGTAGAGCTACCATCATGTCTGTGTCCACCTGATAGAGCAAACGCATCTCGTATTGCGTTATATTCTGCGTTTACTGGTGCAGCTTTAATAACCGCATTAGCGATAATATCAGCCGCTGATTGTCTTGAATAACCTGCCATGTTATAACCTGTCTCCTACTCCGAATGTAATCACTAGACCTTGGATACTGTGTGATGCACTGGAATCATTAGTCACGAATTTTAAAGATGCTGATTTACCAGATCCTGATATATTAGTGCGCTGTACTGGTGATGGATTACCATCATATATTGCGGTACTGTTGTACAACGCCTCGTTATAGTAAGCAGCAGCACCTGTTGTTGTCAAATTAAAGTTTGTCGGATTGAGTGTGTCTACATCTTCGTAATCATATACAGCCGACATAATTATTGAGTTGTCACCTTCAGAGCGTAAGTATGTAGCTACAGTGTAGAATACTTTTCTCTGCTCAGGGTCTTGCATATGAAAAAATGGCGTTTGGAACAAACTGAATATGTCTGTACCTGCAAAGCTATTACCTTGCTCTTGTCTGTGTACCTTACCTGTACTGTCACCGTGTATTACAAATTCATTCTGTCCTATGTAACCACTGTCTGCACAAGTAGCAGTAATACCTAACATCTGGCTGTATTCAAATTGTAAGCCATTTGGTGTTTGTCTAAACCCTCCAATAACACCCTGCGAATCTGCTGCGCCAAAGAAGTATCTAAACTGTGTCTTTTGTCTAATTACTACAGCATTGAGTGTATCAAGATCAATGTCAAATACAATGTCTGTAAAGATAGACTGAATGTCTTTTGATACAGTTTCTAAATTAACGTCACCAATCTTATCTGTACCTGACACTGGGCGCAAACCATCTTGAGATAAGAATAGTAAGTCACCACCTATTTCTATAACACTATCTGTAGCTAGGCATCCTAAGTCATCCGTAACTGTTTCTAAAACAAAGTTAGATATATTATTGCCAACAAGTTTGCGAATGTTATTGCTACCAAAAATGTATAACGCATCTCTAAAAGGTTTTATTGCTACGACAGGGAAACCTACATTTATAACACCTGATCCATTTGCTGCACTAAAGTCTGTTTCTGCATATGGAGCACTAAAGTATAGATTTGTGTCTTCGTTTGGATCACCTGCCAAGAACATATGATTCTGAAATACTGCAGAGTATTTTGGATCATCAGGTGCATTAGCGTGAGTGATCTGAGTATATGTTGTACCATCATAAGTAGATGCAGGGTTCACACCGTCTGTCAGTATTACTTTTGCAGTACCAAAGTTGTATCTAGTAAATCTAACCTTAGATACACCTGTCATTGTAGGTGAACCAGAGGTAGTTACAGCTACCCAAGCTGAACTAGCGTTATCCCATTTGTGTAAATAGTTGTTACCTGATGATGGTTTTCTACAAGCTAGTATACCATCGTTAATACCATTAGCTACACAAACACCTAATACACTACCTGTGCCTGTAACTGTACCGTAGTTATTAGCAAAGCCGCTTATCTTTCTGTAGCCACCAGTAACAGCAGGTTCATAGTTAATTAAAGATATAGCGGAGCCAGGTGCAGTTTCACCCTGAGACAGCACATCCCTACTAGTATTAAGTCCACCTTGACAGAAGACTTTAAAGGAAGCTAGATTATCAGCCATTATATACCGCTAGTAAATGAACTTGTCCTTGAATCACCTACAATAGTAGATCGAACAAATAAGGTATCATCAATTAAAACTCTACGCATTGTCTTAATGCCATCTTCAAAGTTGTTCTGATGCATTGCAGCACTTTGTTCATTACTACGGAAACGCATCATAAACATCATAGCACCATCTATAATTACATGCTTAAAACGATCTGGTATAATTGCTACGTCATTAAAAGCAGTTAGATCTGTGGGAAATTTCCAATACACATACTCTATCTCATATGCTGCATTAGGTATAGGACTGACACCAAATGAAGTGCCTAACGTCTGATAAACAAGTGCAGGAGGTCCATCTCCATTGACTTGATCACCTGTGTCATCTGATGGACGTACATTTTGTATGTACTGCTCATATGATATTACACTTAGTGGCATAGGGCTGTTGTTTTCAGAGGACAGCTTTTTAAGATAAAATGTGTCCCAATCAGCACTAGAGTAGTCTGCAGGAAAAGCGTACTGTCTTGTACCTACGCTAAGTGTTTGTGTATAAGTAGTTTTGAGGAAGGGCCATTCCTGACCATCCTGTAGAATAAGTCTAATGCTACTATTTACTGCATCTTTAGCTAAGGCTTGTACGTTTTTTACAGAATCAAAGCCATCACCTGATGTATCAAGCGTAACTTCATTCAAACGTCTTAGCAATTCGTTTACTAATGTAATGTAAGTAGCCATAGAGTTATCCTACTGTTAGATATGCTGAAGGGCAAGCTTGACAAAGCTCGCCCAACAGTCTATGTGTAGTATTAAGCAGCGTTGTAGATGGCTGACACCAATGCTTGTGGACGGAGAATTTTCCTTCCATATAGGTGCATACCACGTACAATGTCTGCAAATGAGTCTGGATCACGGTAGTTTTCAACTTTGTTGATCTGCTCTGCAGAAGCAACCGCATCTTCCTGACCTGCCAAGATAACACCATAGTTATCATCTTGTGCAGTTGAACCTGATGTACCTGCACCTGTACCTTTAGCAGGTAGGTTGTTAGATACATAAAGTCGGAAGCCGTGTAAGTTGTTAACAGCTAATCCATTTTGTAGACCTGAGCCACCGAAATCAGAATTTAATAGACGTGAATCTTCGTCTTTCAAGATTTCCATGAACACTGGGTCAACAACAAGCCATCTGCCTCGTGAGTCAACATTTGCTGTATCCATCTGACGAGCCATACGTGCAATCACAGTCAACGGAGATGTCACAGATGTTGACAACGCTGTTGCACCTGGAAGACGTGCAGCTAGAGGAATGGAGTCACCAGTTGTACCTGATGAAGCTGAGGTTGTGATGTGACCAATGTCAGACATATCTAAACGGTTAGTTTTTAGAAATTCACCATTTAGCTCGTTTGCTGTTGGATGCTGTGCAGTACCTGAAGTTGAGGTAGTGATAGCACCTGCAGCAGAGTGACCTGACATATACTGAAGTAAGTCAGCGTCCATTGCGTCAGCCATTTTGTATGCTGCTCTATCTGCAGCTAGGCTTACGAAGTCAACAGATGCAAACTGATCTTCGATGTCATCCATTTTGAAAGCAAAGTAGTTAGCTTTGTCAATGGTTAGTGAAAACTCAGAATCATCTAAGTCTTCTACGCTGATTGCAGTTTTACGCTCAAGAGCGTTGACTGTTACATCAGGCTCCTTCTGGATGCGAACTACATCACCTTGATTTGCAATCTCTCCGAAGTAGGAGTTGTTAGTGATTGCGTTTGCAACAGATGCTTTTC